CCAGGTCAGAAAGCACTTGGTCGAGGCCCATGGTGACGTGGCCAGCAACATTCTCTGCAATAACCCAAGTTGGCCGGCACTCTTGGATAAGCTTAAACATTTTAGGCCAGAGGTGACGGTCATCTTTCTCGCCTTCTCGCTTCCCGGCAAGACTAAAGGGCTGGCATGGATAACCTCCGGTGATAACGTCAATTGTGTTGAACACGTAACCACGGAGCATCCTCACATCTGAGTAAACCGGAACACCCGGCCAGTGTTTTCTAAGAACCTTCTGGCAAAATGGCTCAATCTCGCAGAAAGCCACGGTTTTAAAGCCGCCTGTGCGCTCAAGGCCAAGGGAGAAACCGCCTATCCCTGAGAATAAATCTAATACCCTCAACATTCAAATCCTCAGTGCATCATTAAAAGGGTATCTCATCATCAATAAACGGTTCTTCTGAAACCACCTTCTTCTTGCTCTTAGGCGGTCGCTTAATCTTTAGAACATCTCCACCAGCCTTAGAAACAACCTTGGTCACTTCTGCCCCTGGGAAAGCCTCCTTAATTTTCTTAACAGTGCCGCCAACTGTGTCGGGCGGCATCTTGTGTAATTCGGCTGACCTAAAGTTGGCGCTGCCGTTCACAAAGGTTTTCTTTGTTTTCTTGTGAGCGTATTCAACCCAGTCGTCACTAGCATCTACAGGCTCGGCGTAGGGTATCAGTGGCGGAATATAGATATGTTCTTGACAACCCTTCTCCTGCGTAGGTGCGTTTAAATCTGTTTTAAATTTACTGCACTGCCATTGCCCGTTTGCTACAGGCGTAGAATGACAACACGTTCTACAATTTGGTTCCGCGACTTCCTCACCGTGGCAAAGAGTCTTAAAGTCACAGAATTTGCACTCCCACCAATCCTCCCGCTCGCTGACCCTTAGCGGAGGTTCGGTTGCAGAGATTATTTTTTCTGCACGCTGACGCAGTTTGTTAAACGTAGTCTGGTCAAACTTGACCCACTCAGTATAGATGTCGTCCGTGTCTTTATTAACGGCAAAATACATTGCTCGCGTTAAATCCATCAGACCCATGTAAACCTGCATCTGGGCGTAATGCCTTGGCTTTGACTCAAGAACGCCCTTTTTTTCAAGCTGTTTAAACGACTTAGAATTGTGCGTCTTAGCTTCTAAGATCGCCCAGGTTTTCACTGCTTCTGGAAAGCCCTTGCCTACGCCATCGACGCTTCCACCAAAATGTCCTGAGTCATCGAAGCAGCTAATCTGACTACCGTTCTCGTCATGCGTATGCAGCACAACGCCAATGCCTTTTAGCTCTTTGGCAATTCGAGTTTCTTCTAAGTTACCTGTCTCGAACAAACGCAGTATCCGGCCAGGAAAGTCTTGCTGTTTAGCCCATCGAAACGTGAGCCATAAATATCTGTCGCAAGAGTGCCCGATAGCCGACGCTCCGAGATGTGGGCGGTAGGGTCTGCTCTTTTCTTGATACCAATTATATATTTTCTGAGCAGTGGAGTGCTGGCTATCGGGCATCTGTGGCAAGGCTACTTCTCCCAGGGTTTCTTGTTAGAAGAAGGAGCCTCTGCCGCAGGTTCAGAAACAGGAGCAGGTCTACTTGCGCCCAGGCTGTTGTACGCAACAATCCTGTTTCGCGTTGGGTCTTTGCGATCAATGTCAACGGCTACTGACATAGGGATGTCATGTAGCTGCTCTGTATTAGCCAGCTTGCTACCCATATCCATACCAACAGCTTGACACAAACCAGTAAGCTGGCGGCGTGCGATTTCTTCTGCCTGTTTATTAGGGTTGCTTACATTAAGCCTGTCCCACAAGCGGCGACCGCTATGCTCACCGTCTACAACTTGTAGCACCACCTCTATGTACTCTCCGGTGCCAGCCTTGGTTGTCTTAATGCCGGTTTCAATGACAATGCACTGATAGTCACCACGCTCTAGTGGTTCGTATGATTTAACGGGCGCTGGCGCGTAGTCTTGATCTAGTTCAAAAGAAAATTCTGGCATCTTATTTACCTTCCATTGTTTGCGTGATTGCAGTTTCAAAATCATCCCACTGCATCGGGATCGTGTCTGGCAATTTGTATCTATTCTTTGCCATGTATGCGGGACGCTCACTGGTGTATAACAAACGCTCGCCGGTACTGATACCTCTGGCAACCTGCTTGTTAAACCCAATGTCATCTCTCTTTACGAGCGTCTTGTAGTTCGCAAAGAATACAGCGTCACACCACTCGCGGATCAAAGCATTTGACCGCTCCTGTAGTTTCGGCTGGTAACGGTCATACGGCTCTGTCTCTGGCGAGTCAAAGCGTTTGATCGTTGTATGCGCGATTAGAATAATAGCCATGCCCTTATCGTTACGCAGAGCGTTTAAACCGGCTAATAAATCACGCCACATCTCGGCGGCAATAACCGCGCCTTTTCCATACGCTAAATCTTTAGCGTCATGCGTAGACTCGACTTGTCGCCAGATCATGTTCTCGCACCAATCTAAACTGTCTAAAACAGCGGTGCCGTATGTGTGTTCTTCTTTATATAGACTAGCCACCGCGTCCATAACGTCAGAAAACTTTTCAACTAATGGAAAGTGATCGACCTTTAGATTGCCTAGCCCATCCTCCGTAGGAATAAAAATAGGCTTTGGTGCGCCAGCGGCAAAGGTTGTTTTACCAATGCCCTCCACACCGTAGAGCATAACCCTCGGTGCGCCGCTTAATGAATTTTTCTGGATGCTTTTTAAATTGAAAGACATCGTTTGCTCCGTTGCTTGTTGTTAAGGCGGATGAGGCTACTACCACTGTTGCCACAAAGTCAACATCATTTTTAAGATCTTTTTGGTTGATAGGTTTTGAGTGTTCATGTAGTTATAACGCCCCGTAAAGGAGATCATTATGTACATCAAGCACAAAAAAGAACCGGCCTACTCAATCGTTAATAAGATTGGTGGGGTTCGGGCAACGGCTCGCGTACTAGACATAGCGCCTTCGGCGGTGACGCGATGGCTAAGTCACAGCGGTGTAATACCGCAACGGCATTTTGGCGCGATACTGGATCACGCAAAAAAGCAAAGGCTGAATATAAAGATTGATGATCTATTAACGCTGTAGGTGAGACATGAACAACGCTAGTTTTTTAGAGTCTCTCAGCGGCAAAATTGTTGACGGTCAATATCTCTGGGTAAACGCTTTTGCAACCAGTCCTGACAAAGCGCAATGGGCTGGGCGACCATACCAGCACAAGACGGCGCAGCAGCTTTTAATCAATGAAGCTGCCGATCAGAATACTTATTTCTGTCCCGCACTATTGTCTGGTTTGGACAACGGATCGTTTAAACGCACTAAGTCACAGTTTAACAGGCTGTTGGCGCTGGTAGCTGATGACGCAGACCCCGACGACGTTGTTGGCAGTCTAAGCTGGCTGATCGAGACCAGCGCAAACAATTTTCAAATGGGCATCTTAATTGACTTGGATGATCCAGACGCAGCAGACCAGCAGACAGTAGACGCGGTGATGCAAGCTATGGCTGACGCTGACTTAATCAAAGCGGACAAGTCCGGCAACAATGCGGTGCGGTATCTGAGGCTCCCCAACGGCGTTAATACTAAACTCCGCGCCAATAACTGGTCAGTGCGCGTTAGGTCGATGGACCTAGAATCGCGCTACTCTTTGGCTGACGCTTGCGGTGCGTTTGGCCTGGATTTGGAGCAGATCAAGCAATACAGCACCGTTGTTGACTCTGACGCTGCAAAAATATCTGGCGCGGATCATGCGTCACTGATTGCCGCGCTTGCTGCCGACGTACCAAAAGATCGCAGTTACCACGATCCGCTATTGAAGCTAAGTTCTAAGCTGGTTAAGGCTGGAACCAGCGGCGGCTCTGTTGTTGAGCATTTGCGCGGGTTAATGCTTGCTGTGCGCCCTACTGATCCGCATGAATATCAACGCTGGGAAGAACGCTACAACGAAATTCCGCGCATGGTTTCTGGCGCAGAACGGTATCGACAACCAATCATTGATATGCCGGTCATTGACGGTGAAGCTGACCGCAGTCTGCTCGTTGACATCAATGAGCTAGAGCGAATCAGCGGCAACATACGTTGGCTGGTGAAGGGTTTAGTCCCGGCTGATGCAATGGGTATGCTGTTCGGCGCAAGCGGCGCGTTTAAAAGTTTTATTGCGTTAGACTTTGGTTTGCATGTCGCGCACGGATTGAACTGGTGCAACCGCAAAACAACGCAAGGCAATGTTGTCTACGTTGCAGCAGAAGGCGGCGCTGGTGTGTATCGGCGCATTAAAGCATGGCATGAAAAGCGCGGCTTGGAGATTGCTGACAATTTTAGCATCTGCATAACGCCACTTCTTTTGACGGTAGAGGATGAAATTGACCGGCTCACTAATGCTATTCGGGCTCTGCCGGAACCACCATCCCTTGTCGTTATTGACACGCTATCGCAGACATTTAGTGGCGACGAGAACAGCAGCACAGACATTGCCGATTACATAAGAAGCATGAACACAAAACTCCGCGCTCAATACGGCTGTAGCGTTTTGATTTTGCATCACACCGGCCACTCTGCCAGTGAGCGCCCCAGGGGTAGTTCTGCGATCACGGCTAACCTGGACTTTCTTCTTGGCTGTTATCGTCCTGACAAAGAATCTTTGTCTGCACAGTTGGAGGTGTTTAAACAGAAGGATGGTGACAAGCTAGACACGCAATGGTTTACGTTAGAATCAAAAGAGATCGGCGTGGACGATGACGGTGAAAAAATACAAAGCCTGGTGGCAACGTGGAACGATCTTGTTGCTAATCTTAAACATAACGCAGCAATGCTCAATCAAAATGAGCGCGATGTATTAGACGCAATCCCTGTTGCTGGCACTGCGACAGAACAAGAGATGCAAGACGCTTTGATGCACAGGTATGAGAACAAAGCCACTCGGTACAAGACGCTACAGCGTGCAATCAAGAAACTGTTTAACGAAAAAAGCCTGATTATTCCTGCTGGCAAGAGAATTTGGCGAAGGGCTTAGAGTCAGGCAGGAACGGCTCTAAACCTTCGTTCATACGCATAGCATCTACAAAGCGTATGAATGTGCGCCGCCGCATTTTTTGTACGTGTTTGGTATCTAAGCTACGCACATAATAATAACCGTCAATCGACCATGACAGTTTGTTGCGTGCTTTAAGCCAATCGCTAACGCCACCCCAACAATCACCCGGTTTGAATCTTCGCGGCTTCATCTTGTGCGGCTTCTTGTGCGGCTTTGATTTTGTTTTTAAGTGTGCGTTTGGCGCGAATGGACTTGTAGTATTCGCTATCGCCCCGGCGCTTCGAGTCTCCGCGCCCGGCACTTCCGCCTTTGGTTCCTAGCCAGGACATATAACGCTTAATTTCCTGCTGTACTCCAGGCGGGAACTGATCGCTCCATTTCTTTTCACTCATGTTTTTTTCCTGATTCTGTCTCTAGGTTTTGCCATAACATATCAAATCGCAAAATATCTGACTCGTCACTTTTTACGTCTTTCGCTAATTCATAACCGATTGCAGTATACCCAGCCTTATCAACCCAGGAATCTTCATGCGCTGGAGTCTTTAAAAGGCGGCACGTTTTCTGCCAATCATTCATAAGGGCAACGTGGACTGCGGTAATGCACCCGTCCTTCTCAAGCGCACGCTTGGCGATGACGGTCCATCCAATTGCAATATCTGAGAAGTTTTCTTCCGGCTTGCCGTAATCTTTTTGACGCGCACCAGTTATAACGCCCATAGCAATTTCAAATATGTGTTTCATTTTATGCGTCAGCCATGTCTGGAGAGCAGGGAAATACGCCAATTTGTTGTTCCCCTAACGTAACGGTCAAAAAGTGTATGCGCTCGGTCAAAAAGTGTATGCGCTCGTTCAACAACGCTTCACGCTCCTTTGCTTCGCGCAAAGCATTAACCAGGCGACGGTGGCTATCGCGTAGGTCATTGTAAGACACTGTTTTCTCAGTTTCCATTACGCAACCATGCAGCGTTAAAAGCAAAAAGTCAATTCGCAGGTAGTTAGGAAGTAGTCACTCATCCGCCGTCTCCCATAGCTTTTAGCGCGATGGACGTAAGCATCTAAATCTCTACTAGCCGGTTCAGTCTCTAGGCGGGTAATTAGGTCAGTCATGGCAGGTTCCTTATTGGCTTGTTCCCTTTGCTTCTCTCCCTTTTCGCTTCGGTCAGGTAGTCTATGTGTGCGAGTAGTTCGCCGCGATTCTTAAAGGCCAACTTGATAGCCTCCATAAATGCAGCGGTGCGTTTATATTCGTCACAGTCCTCAAAACAGACCATTAGATTTCTGGCAATTTCGTCTGCCACCCGTATCTCCGCCAACCGCGCCTCTGATAGCTTACTCATGGGCCTGTCAACTTACGACCACATTGCATTTCCCAATCACGCAGCGCGGTGATCAACTTATGCGCCTTCAATTGGGTTTCCATGGGGACACCCTTAATCGAAAACGGCTTGCCGTAGACAATTATGTTTGCAACATCGAGCGCGGTGTATCGGTCATCTAATTCCCTATAGTTCATGTCCTAGCCCTCCTTGGTTTGATGTTGGTGGTCACTCATGGCAGGTTCCTAATTGCTTCAGCCAGGATTTTTGCAGCCGATGTGTGTCCTACAAAACCTTCTGCATTTTTCCATCGGTTGTAATTATCATCACAAATCTTCACGCACCGCTCACGCTCGGCGGCTAGGGCTGCGGAAACTAGCCGAAGACAGCCGTACAAATCAGCCGTACCAGCAACCTTGTCCCACTCAATAGAACCCTCTAAGCCGACCTCATGCGCTTTGTTTGCCATGATGTTCATTGTCGCTTTGGACTTCTCCAAAGCCTCCCGCAACTCACGCGCTTGCTTTGCCTCGGCTATTAGTGGCGCATAATGTTTGTGGATGGCGTCTAGCGTTGCCTCGTATCCATCTATGGCGTCCTCGGTCCAGCCGGTTTCGCCGTCCCTATCTTGGCTTGGGTTTTCAAAATATGTGCAAAGCGTTACAGCCAGATTGTCGCCCTTCATGCAAGCGACCTCTATACCGCCAAGCGACGAACGTAGTTTATCCAGGTCTGGTGGTGTCTCTGTCATGGGGTTTCCTCCTGGCATGGGTCATAGAAACTGCCTTCAGCCTGTTTAAACGGCTCTGCAATGCAATCCTCGAAAAACACAGCGTTCGGGCCGCACATTCCAGTATCGGACCTAGCATCACGAATTGGCACCGGCTCACCTGTTAGCGCGTTGCACTCACCTTCTGAATGCTTGGGCCAGTGGCTATAAGCGCAGTGGAGGCAGAGGCGTTTTTTATCGTTGCTCATCGGACTTTATCCAATAAATCGTCACCGTCGCTGATCGCCGCATTTAGCGTTTCGTCTAGCGATTGTTGTACATGCATTTTAAAATCGTCTAGCGCGTCTAATGTAGGGTGATAATGTGCCACACGCTGTTTTTGCTCGTCTATCGTCCTGATAAGTGCCACTGCCAGCCCACGCACCTTTTCCAACGCGGCAAGGTCAGCTAGGAGTCGTGCTCTGTCCCGCTCGAAATTCGGGTCGCAATCGAGGTATTTGTATTGCTCAATAAACACTTTACTCACCTTTTTTTGAGGGGTTCCAAGTCTGCGTCATAGCCAAGTTTAGCCAAATCATGCAGAGATAGGTTTTCTACGCAACCTTCGCAAATATAGTCTGGCTTGCTCATATCGTCGTTATCGACGGACGGCCAGATGCCTTCTGCGTTAAAATCGGTATCAACGTGGCGGTCGCAAATGTCACAATTTATTATGCTCACCTTTTTTCACTCACCTTTTTCTGGTCTTAGCTGTGCCGAACAATCATAGCAGCCCACAATATGGCCGCGTTTAAACATTGCCTTAGCGCCTCTTGCGAGATAACGCTGACACCTAGTACAGGTGCCAGCGTAGCGGAGGAATATGACTCGGGCTTGCTGCATGGTCTAGCCGCCTAGCAAGAGCAGGAAGGCGACCATAAACAGCCATATAACGGGGGCGGCGAGCATGCCTTTTAATAGGCTTTTCCATGGGTTGTTCATTTTAACACTCCCTATTTACTGGTTTGAGTGACACAAGCAGCGTGACGGTCGCCGCCAAGGCGTGAGCCACAAGCATCGCAAGGCGCACTGCTAAATGATGACTCGGGATTGCTTGGCGGATAGTCTTCTTCTTGGTGGTCTTCGTAATTGTACGGATCCCCGGCTTTTTCGTGCCAGTTGGGATATACAGTGAGATAATGGCCGAGCGATAAATGGTAGTCTTTGACCGGCCATTGAGCGTCAATATCTTCTGGTTTCCAATCGCCGTCTTCTGGCAAATCGCCATTGGCAATGTAAAGTAGGCAATCGGCGCATACGTCTATGTTGTAAGTTTTGTTCATCGTTTGATTCCTTTGCTGTGTTCTGTTTACTGTTAAAGGTTAGCCTACCCGATAGCGTTATGCAAGCGTTTCTTTTACCTTAACATTCGGGACAGATTACGTTGTCCGAAAAGGCTGTTTCGGACAACCCATTTGTCCCGATTTTTCCCTACTTATTAAGAATGATT